ATCGAGGTTTTTTTCTTTTTCTTTCCATTTTAGGTAAATATATTTTTCCACATGGGTGTCAAACCATATATCAAAATAACTCGTACTAGGGAAAAACTTGGTCCCGGTATTCGCACGTATCCGACCCGCTTTTATGATGCGCTATTTTTTTGAGCTACACGAAATTCAGTGCGCAGTGGTGCAGTGTGTTAGTGCGGCACGGGAGAGCACAAAGAACCCGCAACGAACTTAATCGCTGCGGGGGCGTGAGTGATTAGCTCACTATTGTATATGAGTAATTATCAATTAGTACATCTTGCGAATGAATGCAGGTGTTAGTCGTTCACCTTCACTCATTGAGCCGGACCATTGTGCCATCATATCGTTAGCTCGATTGATACCTGCTCTATTAGTATATAGGACACCTATCTTCATATCCTTACACCATTGTTGAAACTGGCTATCTGCCATTGTGTTTTCTCTTTCTCTCTCTATGGTATCTAATCTATCTATACTTATGTTCTCTATTGTATTCATATGTGTATGTATATGTGTCTTTGCTGAATTTATTTTACTTCGATTGTCCGGCAGGTTTATGCTTTTGCTTTCGGGGGATGTTGTATAAACTGCTCCGCCAATATAGCATCTTCATTCTCTGACATCATTTCGTCCAATTCATTATGTGCTTTCAATATGTACATAGCGTGACGTATTTCATTCAACTTTTCACTTGCGGCATATTTAGGTTTACCATCCTTCATTGCTTTAATCTTTTTCATTAGGACCACCTCAGCGTGTCCTAGTATTTCCATTACGTGTTCCATTCACTTTGTCTTTAATTGAATCCCACAATATCGGGGTGTATTTTTTTTCTCTATATCGAGCTTGCCTCTCGTACGGGTTCCTGCTATATGAGCCAGGGTATTTGTAGTATTTTGTTTTAATTGGTTGTAATTGATGTGTCCACTCATGTATACAAGTCTGTATTAATTCCTCTACGTCTTCGCATTGGTCCCAATACACTAACACTTCATTAAGTTCATCGTCGTATTCACCGCAAAGGTTAGGTTCATCACTTTTGCGAACATACCATACAGGTGCCCACTTTTTTCTATTGTTGACTCCGAAATATTTTTTACACCAGCGGAGTGCCATGTTTGCGATACGCACAGTCGGTTGTCTACCCAAACGTGCTATCGGGGTGTTTAGTTGAATCATTTTATACTCATATTGTTTTATAAAAAAAGACCGGCGCTCTCGTGCACCGGTCTATTACGTTAGTACTGCTTTAGTTGTAAAGTAAATCGGAGAATAACCATTGAGTAAGAATCGAGATGCAATTCTAACATTGTAGAGCATAGAGTGGGAGTCGAACCCACACTATGCTATAAAGTATGGCGGTAGTCAGTAACTCGTGTAGTTTAGTTTGAGAATAACCTACTATGAAACATAGCTATCCGCCAATAAAATTACTTCACGATTGAAGTAGTATCCGCAGATACTGCTGCTGTTGTATCAACTGCTACTGCTGAACTATCTACCTTTGTAGAGTCCGTTGCAGTTGCTTCGGTTGAAGCAGGGTTACCACAAGCTACCATACCCAATGTGATAGCAATTGCCATCGCACCGATTTTAGCTTTACTTACGAATGTGCTCAAACGCTTTGCGTTGTAAAGAGCCTTTGTAGTGAAGAAGTCACGCTTTTGCTCACTTTGAGCAGTTGCTGCTTCGTTTAGGTTGTTCACTAATTCTGTTACCTGATACTCTACTTTTGACTTAATTGTCTTAGCCATAAAAAAACTGTTTTGACCCGCTTGATTATTATTTATTATTGAAGTCCGCCATAGTGGGGTCGTTACTATGGTTTCTTTCACGATTGTTATACAATATACGAAAACTTTTCGATATTGCCAAATTTATTTAATGAGCTGAATAACAGCCGCAACTGCTTTGATTTTCTTTGGAGTCAATCCACCTATTTCTTTCAGTACCTGCTCCAATGATAATCCAACTCCTTTCGATGCATCTACATAACGTCTATAGTCCAATTTGATTTTGGATTGTTCTAACATCAACTCCGATAGTTCACTATTCAATTGGTCTATTCCCATAATAGCACCTTTGAATTTACTACCGGCTTTGTTATATACTTTTTTAATAGCATCCCAATATGTTTTGCCGGCAGTTCTTGGATATGTTTTAACATCTCTCGTAAAATATACATAGATAGGGTAATTACCATGCTCTTTAATGATACCACTTATTGCTGAATCAAACTTTAAATTTGATGGTGCACGTACTATCCATACATAAAACGGATTACCTTCGTTATCAATTAAGTAAATGTTTTTTCGTCCTGCTTTTTCAAATGAACCTAAATACTTTTTCATTCGTTTCAAAGCTATTGGTAATTCCCTTCTAAAAGGTTCACCATTCAAATAAGGATTACCGCCTTTGTTTATTGTTTCTTTTGTTTTCATTTTGATTTGTTTTGTTTAAAAATTGGGACCGGTTTACCACGCCGGCCCCTTATATGAATCACACACTATATTAAAGTACGTTCTTATCAAACCATTCACTAATTGCTTCGGTTGCAACATCAATAGCATAGTCCGTATCAATATCAATATCATTCAGTACAATTACATTGCCATCTTCGATTTCGAATTTAGCAGACTCTTTATCGTACATGTCGGACTCATCAATACCTACATACATTTGATGTCGTACGTGTTCAATCAATTCACTAACAGTTTCCTGTGTAACATCAATTGTACGTTCATTATTCACTTCGATTGATTTAACCAATGCAATAACGTCACTCTTTGTGAACATACTTGCAGGAGAATTGTTAATGATATCAATCACTTCATTAACTGTCTTGGGGGTAGAACTTTGCTTACTCATATCCTAAATTTAAATGTTTAAAAATTACTTATCGGTATCTTCCGGTCTAGTTGCCTGTGAATCACGTATTGCCGCCGGCACAATGGCTTCCAAATCAGGAACCAATTCACTTAATTCTTTTGCGGCTTGCATTTCCTTACGTTCACTCTTTGATGTGGCACGTTTCACTGCATTGGTGAATGCTTTATCCAAACTTGCTTCGGTATCTACTGAAGTCACAAACATACGCACTGACTCTTCATCTACAAAGTAACGTGGTTTATCAATGTGTTTGCCGGTCAATTCGTACACTTCGTACTTATGGCGACCTTCACCAAAATTAAATACCTTTGTTTTAAGGGTTGCAACATAACCACGTTTCAATCCCTTCAATGTTTTTGTTTTACTCATATTAATGTGTACTATTTAGTTCGTAATTAAATTCTTTTAATAGATTCGTTTCTATTTGGTGTGCGGTTGCTTTACCACGCACAACGTCTACAATAAACAATTCGTAAACCGATGGGTCATTCTCACGCATATCTACATAGAGTGCCCATTCTTTTTGTTCACGTCTGGCTCTACTCTGATGTTTTTGAAAACGTAGGTGAGCTGAATAGTGTACACGTCTACCGATACATGCAGTAACACCCAAATACGATTTGCCGTTTGATGTGTTTACAATTTCGTATATAACGTGATTTCTATCTGACCTTTTCTTACGCATATTATTTATTTTATATTACTTTACAATTTCACCATACCCACTGCCGTTGGTATTAGTAACGAACCAACTCCAATCTTCCTCACCATAGAATCGGTCCCAATTCGGACCTTTACTTAATTGTTTTCCGTTGTACTGAATAACCTTAATATCTTTAAGGATGTTGCGGATGGTACTATAATATCCAAACTCATTGATACGATTTAAACCATTCATATCGTTTTCCCTTACAAACATATTGCGGATAACGGTTGCCCACGATTTTTTCATATCAGTATTAACTACTTCATTAAGGGAGTCATATACCCTAACAATACACTTTTTGTTAGCCCAATCGTAACCAATTTTCTCAAATACTAAATCTTGTCTAATCTTACTCATAATATACTATTTACTTTTTTTAATGTAGGTTTCATAAAATGCCTTAACAAAGGCGTAACTGAAAATTGAACCAATTGATATAACAATGAATTCAAAAATGGTAATGTGTGTACCCATATTATTTATATTTAATTTCTTTTAACAAATTAGTTACTACGTCCAAAGTCATTGTGTTATCGGTGTGACTCTTAATAAAGGCTTGTGCATCTTTTTTAGTTACAAAGTATTTCACAAACTTTTTAGGACCTGATACCTTCCACACTTCATAGGTAGTTGGTTCAAACGATTCCGATTTCATTCTCATTACTCTGCGGACTTTCTTAACACTATATTTATTTTTCTTACTCATATACATTTTATTTAAAGGTGAACTAATCTAAAAGGAAATGGCCGGTATTAATAACCAGCCAATCTGTTAATAAACGAATAACTCAATCCGTAATTTTTCAACTCACTACGCAATTCAGTTAAAAATCTTTTAGGGATACGACCCATAAC